TTTTTCATTTTTTTCATTTTTTCATTTTTATTCAATATTTTGCATACACGACGATGGTTCAAAACTTAATCGCAAGAAACATCACAAGCACCACCATCAAACAGTCGAACGCTCACGTTTCTTTGAATCAATGGGCTTGGACTTGATTCTGAGTCCGATCCGTGAGAGCGAGGCGTGGGTGATGCTGCCGAGTAATGTTCGCTCATGACTGTAGCTGTAGCAACTTGAGCTTGTTTTTCCCAATATTTCTTTTTCGAGTCGCTTCCACTGGCGCTTTGCAAACGCCTTGACACTTGGACAGGAATGATTTGGGCTGGAACAGCTGCTGCTGATGCTACCGCTTCGGATTTTTTGACGGCAGTGGCTCCGAAATCGATGCGTGGTCTAGGATATCTGGACTGTGGCTGCGGCTTGTGTTCCCTGGGAATATACTTGGTTACCTTCCAAAACCACGGCTCATCATAGACAATGTGAACAAATCCCTCGGAATCAAGCCGGTCAAGAAACTGCTGGGTTTGGCGATTTTGGGTAAACCACTTGGTGAAGTGAATGAAGACACGGACAAACTCTTTTCTACTTACCGTTCCGTCAGGATTTCTTTCAACAACTTGTTTGGGAACCATGTCAATCTTTCCGACCCAACCCAAGTTCAGTTGACGAAGCACTGCGAAAACGCGCTCCTGTCGAATATTCTTGTGGGTGCGCGAAATGCACAAAGTGGGTCCGACAAACTCCGGCTGCTGCTGCTCTTGCTGCTGCTCAGCATATTGACCATTTCCTCTAATTGCCATTATTGATTTGATTCGATTGGTAACGATGATGTAACACTGGTAACTACAATCATAGTTTTTTATTTTTCAATTTATCTTTTTCGATTACGTTTCATATCTATTTTTTATTTAAAAAATATAAAAAATATAAAAATATAAAAAATATAAAAAACATAAAATAGAAAAAAACTTTTATTCAGAGTCGATCATTTCAATAATTGGAACAATCATATCATATTTTTTTGATACAGCAATTTTTTCTTGATACACTTGGTCAAACCGTGCTCGTGAAATGCGGAGTATATCGACGTAACTATAGAATAGTGGGGACAAAGCATGCGCATGCTCGTTTCCGCAGTCATTCTCCTGGTAAATGATTTTCATGTATGGAAAGTAATACTTAATGTCTGCGGCGTGATCGCCAATGATTTTAAGTCCAGGCGCATTATAATCATAATCTGCAGCGTCGATAAACCTTTTGTGTTTTAAATCTTCTAATATGAAATTTGTTTTATGTTGTAGAGACAAGAGCGGTGAAATTATAATAGTGCCAATATTTTTTTGATACAAGTAGCGTAAAAAGTCCAATTTTTTTAAAACGGAAACATGAAAGTCACTACCATTATTATGAAATAAAGTATCGCATAATTCATTTAAAACAACAGACTCTGTTAATAACAGCGTATTTCTTGACGTTTTACATTCATTTTCATGGTGGTCTTGGTCTTGGTCTTGGCATTTGCGTGCAATGTATTTTTTCGTATTTGCAGTGGCTGCTTTTTTAATATAGTCAAAGTCTTTATACGCATGTTCCCACCGTTTATAAAAAATCGTTGAATCCAAATGATGAGAGAAAATGGAACACTTTTGAATGTTGCCATAACACAATTTCACTTCCTTAAAGGAGTCATTAAAAAATGGAAGCAGCATGCCATGAAACTTGTGACGCTTGAGAGGAAACACAGCACTTTGCGGGATATTTTTTTTATGATAAAGACCCCAGCCACCACAATTCTTAAGAAGCCCGGAATTATCGAAATAAGAAAAAAATACGTCGCATTGAAACACGCTTAAGCTGTGACTATCGTGATAATCGTCATAATTTATATGCGTAAAAACGACCGGCGGTCCAAATATTTTTGCTCCACCAACGACGCCGTCAACAATTTTCATTTCAACTTTGAACCCAATTTTTTCGAATTCCGGCGTCATATCATTGGTAAAAAAATCAACATCGTGTTTGAACAGAATGATGTCGTAGTCGTCAGCCCATGGTAAGTTTTTACTGGCACGAAGTAGGCCGATTGCGTTTCCGGCAAATACGGCGTATGCGATATTATGACTGGTCTCAAAATAGTTTAGCACTTTAAAACATGCTTTGGCTTGTTTATGAATGCTATCATTATACGTTGTTAAGGCGAGATTGGTTATCCCGATGCTTGCAAAGTAATAGCACGGTGTTTCCAATTTTACGAAGAGTTGAGCCACTCTTTTTTTAATGGTATCCATATTGTAATTCATTTTGTAAATGTCTTTGTCGCAGATGGTTATCGAATGCGGCGTCGGTGTCGACGATCCATATAAAATATGTTTAAAGTTATTATTGACGGGAGGGCGTTTCTTATATTTTTTTAACAAAAATGACATTTATTTTATAATTTGTATATATAAATTATAAATTATATTTCATTTCATTTATATAAATTATAAATACAATTTTAAATTTTAACTTATGATAACGAACAAATAAAATTGTATTTATATTTATAATTATGTTTTTCGTCTAATCTTCAATCATCCAGTCTGGTATAATAGTTTCCATATCATGTTTAGTTATGCGTCTATTTGATCGTATTTCATACAGTTTTTGTATATTTTCATTGTAAGGATCTTGTGGTCGTTTTATAAATTTTGCTTTTTTACGATAGTCGTTTTCATTTTTTTGAGTATTCAAAAAAGATACATAGTAGTATGCTAAACTTTTTCTGAATACATTTTCTGGGCACAATATTTTATCTGGAACCCCATGCCACGATATGTCATTTGTTTTAAATATGATGGCCCTATTGAATTTTACATCTGTTTTTGTTATACACCGGCTTACATCATCGTTCCATAGTTCATTTGCACCATTCCAATCCGTGTTCCAATTTTTCGACATGAATAAAATGATGTTTAGTCGTCGTTCTTTTCCGGAATACGGATGTTTTTCATAGTCAAGATGAATATTTAGTCGACCATATCGAGGATGCATGTGGGCACCTGCGCCGTGTAAAAATTCATCATACTCTAGATCATTTATATTTGTTATTTTTTGCATAATTTTAATCATTTCTGGGTGTGATAGATAATAAAAATAATTTTTAATTTCGACCTGTAAACTATTAACATTATCATACGTGTATTTAACTTCTATTGGATTCTTGTACTCATGCCATAATTCATTTATTTCTGGAAAATTTTGATATATTTTTTCAGCATATATGGGATCTAAAAAATCATCAATTATGATATGTTCATATGGTTGAGCTTTGGAATATTTTTCTTCTAGTACTTCGATACTTTGAGTCCAATTTCCAAAAAAATGCAACACAGAGGAGTTACAAATTTCTTCTAAATGCGTTTTTTCAATCTTGACTACATTTTCCATATTTTTTGTTATATCCACATTATTTATTTTTTCCGACATTTAAAATATAATATATATATTATATTATACATTATATTTATACATTATATTATATATATATAACTTATACTTTACATAGATAAAATGAGTTTTCTAAACAATATTATACATAAGAGAGAAAAACATTGGAAAAATTATTTGGAATTCAACAAAAAAGAAGAATATAATTATAAATTAGAAGATATTGTAAGTTGGGTGATAATTACAGCGCGCGAAAAAGAAAACAAAGGAGAAAATTTTAAAATTTTAGAACTAGGAACAAAACGGAGTAATCCAGATACACCTACGAATAGAAAACACTTTTTTAAAAACATAAAAAATGTTGAGTATATTATGACCGATTATCAAAAGGGTATTGATGTGGACGTGGTGTGTGATTTACATAAAATAAATAACATATTCAAATATGAAGAATTCGATTTAATATTAAGTTTCTCGACGTATGAACATTTAAAATATCCACAGTTAGTTTCTCATAATTTAATGAAAATATTGAAAATAGGAGGAAGAATACTTATTTCAACTCATCAAACATTTCCGTTACACGGATACAAATATGATTACTTTAGGTTCTCTAGAGAAGCCATTAAGTCTATATTTTCAAAAAAGATGAATTTTATAACGGTTACATCATATTTTACTGATAGTTGTATAATAATACCTCACAATAACATAAACCAATGGAATCATTTAGCCGAGTCTTATTTAAATGTATTTTATATCGGAGAAAAAATAAATAAAACACCTAATGAATATATTTATGATATTGACGACAACGATAATTAATTATTGTAAAATTTCATAAATTTAAATATTATATATAAGTAGTTATTATATATGAACATGAATGAAAAAAAACTATATGATTTGTTTTTAAATTATATTAACGAAATGATTAAAATAAAAAACAGCCATTCTTATTCTCCTATGAAAAACAAAAAATATGCTGTTGTTATAGCTTGTCATTGTGACTCAACAACCAAGTTAGAAGTTATAATAAATAATTTAAAATACTTTGACTATTTGAATATTGATAAAATAATAGTCAACACGAGTAAAATGGGTCTAAGAAATGAATTAATAGAAATATCTCGTAAATATTTAAATGCATCATATTATGAAATACCTAATTCTTCTTACTATGATTTTGGAAAGTGGATTTATGCACTACAAAGTGTGGTAAAAGTTGATAAATATGATTATATTGTCTTGACGAACGATTCTTTTATTATTCATAGTTCAATCAATCATTTTTTAAATTTAACTGCATTACACGATGTTGAATTGTATGGGTACAATGATTCAACTCAAACAAGATACCATTATCAATCCTATTTATTTTCTTTACGGAAGGATGCGGTTAAAATATTTATTGACAACGTAATGAATAAAAAAATAAATATAACAAGTCAACATGATGTGATTATGAACTTTGAAGTAAAAATGACAGATTGGTTTACTAGTAAAAAGTGTTTTTTATTAATAGGATATTTTAAATTGAACCAATGTAAAAATATTTTTTTTATTAATGATCGACTATATATACCTCTTAAATCTTCCAACTTGCTACCTTTTACGAAATTAAAACGCATCTTTGAATGTAATAATGATACTGAATCCAAATCTATATTTGAAAAAGAAATTGAATTTTACAATAAAATTAATAAATCAAACCGAAGTGAGAATATAGTTGATATAAACGAAAATCCGAATATAAAAAACATGAAATATGTTAATAGTAAAATAAATAACAAATATCAAAATGAAAATAATAAACCATTCGTGTTTAATAATTTAATGCTTATTCATCCAAGAACCGCAAGTAAAAAATTAATATAAATAAGAAATCAGAAATCAGAATAAAAAATGATAATAATTAAAAAATTGATTTATGTAATGATATATATACATTTTTCATAACTGACATGGTTTTCATTTGCACGACGCGATTCAATAGTGAAACGTTACAGCAAAATTGTGCGTGGAGAAGGCGGCATCAAAAACTAGATCAATGCGTATACGGTTCTCCGATTCCTATGAAGCGCACCATTCGCGAAAATGCGTGGATGATTGTTTTAGAAATGCAAAATGATGTGAATAAAATTGCTGGAATTGGACTTGTAAGAAACAGTCCCAACTTGCCGGAACACACGATGAGTAGTGGTTGTGGTGGTGGTGGTGGCGGCGGCGGTTTGAAACCGTCGGTATACAAGTGTGGGAATTACAATCGATTTATTTATCAAGGCGCATATAGAATCGATTTACTTTCAAACGAGCTGGAGCTGACGCAGGAAGAACAGCTTGTTATAAAAATACTGGAACTGGCACTCTTTTACGGACCGAATCATAGCAAGCGCGGAAAAGGAATATGCGAACTGCCGAAGCATGTGGCGCGTTTATACGACTTTAAAGAATGTTTGAAACAGCTGGTTCAGCGGTTTGTTAAAATGAAAAAGGACAAATAACCAATGTATTGTAGTTTTATAGTTTACGCAGTTTCAAATTGAAATCATCCACATATTGCTTAATAATGTCAAAATTCACAGTTTCTTCATGATGCCAAAACCACTTGTGAAAGATTACATCGTACGGATGAATGGAACCTCCGTAAAAACCATTTTTTCTTGATGGGTGTCTGTTATGATTCAAGTTGTAATTATCCGCGTTTGTCCAGTCAATATTTTGATACCTTGGTATCATGCAGTCAATGGAATACCCGTTTTTAAATATACAGTTAGACAATCCATATTCTCCGTCTATGACACCGCTGCGCTTGTCGGGATGGTTATAAAAAACAGTTTTTTGGTTTAACAATGCATTTAACCCAACGTGATCTACCATGAAAAAAAATCCTTCCACTTTTGGACCGTGTCCCCCGGAATCATTATGCGGTAAACATACAATAGTGGTTCCAACCAGCTTTACGCGGTCGTTTATTTTTTTTATGAAAACGCGTGTCCAGTGTGATTCTGTAAAATAATGAGGAATGATCGGGCCTATAACACCACTGTTTATGAAAAAATAATAATCATACTTTTTACAGGTTCTTTCTATGTGTTCTAGAGCACACTTGTGACCGCCAAAGTCGAACCCAACATTTTCTCTTTTTATTACTGTTAGATTCGGTAAGTCTGGAAATTCAATATTGCGGTTATACGCATATCCGTTGATTACAATAATGTAGTCAATATTGTCTTTGTATGATAATTCTTTTTTTACAAAAAAGTCTAGATTATAGTCGCTTGGAGGTGATGAAAAATAGGTATAAATGATAACAGAACTCATGGATAATTAAGCAAATTTATGTGCTTGATTGTTAAAAATATTGATGCAATGTATTTATATTTTTTATGTTTATTATTTAATTCAACGTAGAATTGGTTTTTAAACTTGATTTAAAATATAATAAATATAATACAAATATACGCGCAGAACGAAAATCAATGTTTATGAGATGGAAAAAGGGTGGTGGTGGTGGATTTTACAGCATTTCACCTCCGAATAGAAATTCTATTTTATCGAAAATAAAATCAAAATTAAAGCCAACGCCAACACCAAATGTCGCCAAATTAAATACAACAGAAGAACCACACTTTGAGAATTTGGATTCATTTTTTTATAACAACGGTGATTGTAATGCCAGTGACAATAGTGGCACCGCATATTATTTACCAACCGTCGGAATAACCAACTTGAAGTTGTGTGAACCGAATGAACTTATTTTTGATCAAGCGACTATTTTTTTTAGAATTCTTGATGCCTTTAAAATCCCATATGCTCTTTTTGCCGGCAGTTCCATTGGATTGCTGCGAAATCAGAAAACACTTCCGTTTGTGGATGACTATGACATTATTATTTTCAATAAACATGTTCCGTTATTGATAAACGCTGCGCCCGTATTAAAAAAACATGGATTTAAAATTGTTCAAATCATTCATCCAGACACAAAACAAAAAACAAACGGCGGATGCAGTATTTATTCTTATGTGCTTCAAAAGCATTCTTATCAAAAGTTTCAGAATGATGACAACGACAACAACAACGATGCAGAATCTATAAAAAAATCGTATTTTCTTTGTGATGTGTTTTTTTCATATTTCGACAGCAACGGATTTTTAAGAAATAACGCCTCATGGGGAGCTTATCACGGTAAAAACATTCACATGAAAGAGGTGGTTCCGTTTCAACGACACACATTTGATGGTTTAAGCCTTCCATTTTTTAAAGACGTTGCATCTGAAGTCTATAAATGTTATGGTAATATTGAACAGTGTATTATAAAAACTCACGCGTTAAATGTTTCCGCGGTGTACCGGTCGTGGAAAATGGCGTACGCAGAATTTGAACGCATAAAACAAACTGCAAAAGAGAATACAATGCGATTTATTTTCAACGACGAAGGGTCAGAAGAAGAGTGTGAAAACAGAAACGCAACGGCGGCGATGAATATATTAGACAACGCATTTAGTGAAAACTCTCTCGACGTGTTGAGAGACATACATGAAAATAAAACAAAAACTATTTATTCATTTTCAATGGAATTTATTATTCGACATGCTGCGTGTATAAAGTATTATTTTCCAGCAGTTCAAATTGAATATTTTTCGTACTCGAGGGACAATCAGTTGGTCATGTTTTTAAATTATGTTGACGTTCTCCATGTTTATAATGACACGGTTCGTAATTTTTACAACGATGCCCGCATCATGTATTTGAAAAAGCCGCGAATCGATACTATAACCGCAGTTACATTTGGAACATTTTTTGAGGACGGTAAAGATTTTAGCATTTTATCGGAGTGTGCTAAATATTCGGAAAACATATGGGTTGGACTTTCATCTGCACCGTCTGATTCATTTGATGCTCGTTTAAACAGCATAAGGCGCCACTGTCCACTTGTTAAAAAAATATGGAAACATGATAAACAGAATAAATCTGGGACGGTGGCCCAAATGTCTGGTGTAAACCTCATGATTATGAAGGCAGTAGAACGCGCACAATGCGCACAACATGCAAAAGAAGAAGAATGTGCGGTTGACGGTTCAACAAACTGTTGCATAGTTCGTATTATGTCTAAGTGTAGTAATAAATGTTGTAACAGTAAAAGTGTTCATTTTTCTTAAAAGCGTCATGTTGGCTGGCCATATAATATATATTTAAACAAACTAATATAAAATATTTTATCCATATATATATAATTAAAACACAACCAATAAGGCAAACAATAATGTCGATGGCGGCATCTGCAGAAAATACAATGAAGTTTTTAGAAGTTCCAGTAAACAATAATAATAACAATAATAATAATAATACGTGTAATGATAATGATAGTTTGACTGATACAAAGAAGGGCGGAATATTTTTTAAAACCCAACTCAGCGATTCTGACGATGACATGGTAGTAATTATTTTAGAAGAGGAAGAGGATGTGCGTGTGAAACGCGACACTGAAGGCGCTGAACGCGAAGAATGCGCCGCTCATATAAATGAAGTAATCGAGAGCGTCGTCGATAATGCGTGTAGTGATGAAAATGAAAATAACAAAGTTGACGACAACGATAGTAGTCCCCCTGTTCCGTCTTCCAAAAAAAAATACATTGGTATTGAAGTGTATACACATTTTCAAGACATGATGGAATCAAAAAAAATGTATCCGCTGCTCCCGTGTAACATGATTTCTTCGTTTGCGCACGCTATGGAATATGTGGAATATTTCGACATTCCGAGCGAGGAGAGAAAAAAAATGGTGATTGATTTGGTGAAGATTTTAGCATATTCAAATAATGACCACGGGTCACGCGAATGTTTTGAATATTTTGCAGAACACAACATGGTTGACGATATTATACAAACGATCATTGATAGCACGAAAAATCGGTATGATATCAACCGTTTTCCGCATACCAATCGAAAATTTGTGTTGTCGTGCGTTTCGCTTTCAAATAAAATTAAGATTGTAAAACCGAGCGCCAAAATTGAATCTTTATTTGAAGAATTTAAACTGAATTTATGTGGACTCAAGCGTTTTTTCAAAATAAGGGAAAAAGATGAGTCGAAACAAACGTAACGTGGGTTAGCTATTTATTAGAATCACTAAAATAACATATTAAATCGTTTGATGGTTTGACGTTTGATTTCATGAGCATTTTCGTAATGGATGTATCAATTTTATATCCATTATCAATTAAAAAAGACATGAGTTCGGGGAGTTCATCTACCGTTAAAAATTCGTGTGGCGCATTTGGATTGCACATGACAAAGATGCACGGCGGGTTGAATGCGTTTGAATTACCACAACAGCTTCTGCTACCGCAGTTACTTGAAAAAACATCGAAATGGGATAGACGCGGCGAACGAACGCGTTTTACAATTTTGTGTAACGGTCCCGATCCTTGTGGAAACTTATTGATTCGAATTATTTTTTTATAACATTGATTTCTCTCGTCATAAAATGGGGCGCCGATAAGCGAATACATCATGGAGATTTTTTATTGGATTAGAATTTATAAATACGGATTTATTAACACGCTATACATTATAGAGAGATTTTATTTTACAACGAAAAAAATGAAAAAAATAAAAAAAATGAAAAAAATAAAAAAACAATTTTTTATTCTTTTATTTTTCATTTTTTATTCTTTTTTATTTTTCATTTTTTATTCTTTTTTATTTTTTCATTTTTTATTCTTTTTTATTTTTCATTTTTTATTCTTTTTTATTTTTCATTTTTTATTCTTTTTTATTTTGATCACATCACGTCCAACCCGGATCACATCCAATCGACACGCTCCATCTCCTTTTGGAAGCGACTGTTTGTCCGATTGTTCTCCTGGTAGCGAGTCCAGTAAGGAGCAGACCGTTCCTTCTTCTTTTTTCCTTCTGCAAGCTTTGCAGCTTCTTCAGCAGCTTCAACTGCGATGGCTGCAGCTTGAGCTGCGGCGGCTCTGTCTTGGTCCGTCCAAGTGACTTTGTTTTGGTTGCGTCTTTGGCTTTTTGCGACGGCTGCATCTGCAATTGATGCGAGAATGGCTGCAGCTTCGACTGCTTCGTTGTTTGTTTGTTTTTCTTGAATTTCATGTTGCTGTTTCTGTTGCTTGATTCTGTCACTGCGTCTGAGAGTTGATTTTTTTGTAGAAGATGTTGATGATGCTGCTGATGTGTTTCGACGACGAGTTGCAGTTGGCTGCTGAATGTCGTATTCGTTGCCGACGTCACGATCGTAGTCATGGTCATGGTGGTCAACCGCCGTTTCTTCTTGTTTGTTTCCTCTCTTTGCAGCACGCAAGTACGAAGCGGCATTGATTGCGTAGTTCAGCTGTTGGGCGGCGGACATTATTGATCGATTGTTGAGTTGCTTGCTTGAAACACTGATGAATGTAAAATGAGAAAATAAGTTTTCAATTTACATTTTTCGTAGTGTGGATTTTGGATAAAATAAAGAAAAATATTTTTATTTACAAAATAATATTTTTTAATAAGAATCTTTACATTTTTGAATATACGCTTTAAATTGGCGCATGTATTCATGATATGTATTATCATCTGTGTCAGTAACGCTCTTCAAATAAAAAATATTTCTGTAAAAGTTAACACTGTCGTCCAACGATGGCGGTTCACTGGATTTCAGACATACGGATTCATAAATGGTATTCAATTCAGCGCGTGCTTGTTCATGGTTATACGTAAAAAGGCCTTCGTATAATGAAACACTTAAATAATTCATCATATTTGCCATGAGTGTAACCGTTTCGTGAACACCATTATTGGTAGTAGCGTCCTCCTTCATAAAATAACACACACTATATAATACATGTTTTAGTTTTTATATCAATTAAAAAAAATATTTTTTATTTTGTTTTTTTTCATTTTTTATTTTGTTTTTTTTCATTTTTTATTTTGTTTTTTTTTATTTTTTTTTTTTTTTTTTTTTTTTTTTTTTTTTTTTTTTTTTTTTTTTTTTTTTTTTTTTTTTTTT